AGGTTCTGGTGTTGCTGGTAATGGCGGTAACGGTGCAACTACTCATATCACAGGTTCTCCTGTAGGATATGCTGGTGGTGGCGGTGGTACTGCTTGTGCAGGACATGGTGTCTCATATGATCAAGGTTCAGCAGGTTCAGGTGGTGGAGGTGCTTCAGGTCCATCAGGAAATACTGCAGGTAACGCTGGTACAACAAATAGAGGTGGTGGCGGTGGTGCCGGTAGTTCACCAGGATTCTGTGGTGGTAGTTCTAACCCAGGTGGTGCTGGTGGTTCAGGTGTAGTAATTGTAAGATATAAGTATCAAGCAGGGTAAAATAGTATAAATAGTGTTATGGCAGTAGATCAGATAGGTACAAAAGGTTTAGTAGATTGTTCAGTCGTAGCAGCAGATATTGCTCCTGGAACAATCACAAGTGCAAAATTAGCGGGTTCTATCGCTAATGCAAAGTTATCAAATTCAAGTATTACAGTAAATGGACAGTCAATATCACTAGGGGCAACAGGTACTGTACCACCTGTTCAATGGCAATCAGTCGTTGTATCAGATGGAAGTACAGTTACTACAATGGTTGCAGGTAGAGGATATTTCGTTAATAACACAAGTGCAGCTGGTATTGTAAAATTACCTGCTAGTGCAGCCACAGGAGATATAGTATCAATCAAAGATTATGCTGGTAATTTTGGCACAAATAATTTAACAATTCAAAGAAATGGTCACAACATACAAGGTCAAACTTCAAATTCAACTTTATCAACCAATCGTGCTTCTGTTTCATTAGTTTATATTGATTCAACAAAAGGTTGGTTATTTACAAATGAAAGTAATGTTGCAGATTTAAGATCACCTTTATTTACAGAAGCAACAGGTGGTACAATCACTACTTCAGGTGATTTTAAAATACATTCTTTTACTGGTGACGGAAACTTTGTTGTAAGTCAAATAGGTAATTCACCCGTGCCAGGCGGCGGCCCTGCTAATGTAGATTATGTCGTTGTTGCTGGTGGTGGCGGATCTGGTACTGGAGCACCCGTAGGTCGTGGTGGTGCTGGTGGTGGTGCCGGTGGTTTTAGAACAACATTTCCTAGCCCTAGTTGTAATGCAGGTTCTTTTCCAGTTTCAGTTCAAACATATCCTATTACAGTAGGTGGTGGTGGCACTGGTGCCCCTTCACCTGTGGCTAACAGAAAAGGATCAAATTCAGTTTTTTCAACAATTACATCAACTGGTGGTGGTGCCGGTGGTACTGCATATATGGATAGTCCAGCAGTTCCAGCTGACTTAACAGGTGGTTCTGGTGGTGGTGGCGGTGGTTCAAATGCTACTTCTCTTGTAGGTCAAGGTGGTGCAGGTAATACACCTCCAGTCAGTCCTTCACAAGGTAATAATGGTGGTAATGGTGGAGCTGGTAATGATAACGGCGGCGCTGGTGGCGGCGGCGGAGGTATTGGTGGTGCTGGTGGTACTGGTGGTAATAATGCTTCAGGTACAGGTGGAACTGCTGGTTCTGGTGGTGCAAATAGTATAACAGGTTCAAGTGTCACATACGCTGCAGGTGCTGCTGGTGGTAATGGTAGTGGAAGTGGTAACGGAACAGCAGGAACTACAAATAGAGGAAACGGTGCTAGTGGTGGTGGTGCTACAAGTGGTAATGGTGCAAATGGTGGTTCAGGTATTGTTATTATAAGATACAAGTTTCAATAATTAGTCTTTTTTAAGACTACTATATATTAAAAAGGTGATTATAAAATGAATTTAAGTAACTATTATTATTATTTTCAATCAGCATTAACCCCTCGTGTGTGTGATGAAATAGTTGAATATGGAAAAAAACACAAACCTGAAATAGCTGTCACAGGTGGTGCAGAAAGAAATGAGACTAATACCAAAAAAGACGGCACTTTCAAAAAATCAGCACTTAAAAAACTTCATGTAAAAAGAAAATCTGATATTGTTTGGATGAATGATACATGGATATATAAAGAAATACACCCTTACATACATGAGGCAAATAAATTAGCTGGTTGGAATTTTGATTGGGATTTTTCAGAATCATGTCAATTTACTAGATATGGTGTAGGACAATATTATGGTTGGCATTGTGATTCATGGGATAAACCTTATAATAAACCAGATGATCTTAATTCACATGGTAAAATAAGAAAGTTATCAGTTACAATATCATTATCAGAGCCTGAAGATTATGTAGGTGGTAATTTAGAATTTGATATGAGAAATCAAAAAGATTGGGAACAAGATAAAAAGAAAGCAATACATGAATGTACAGAAATTAGACCTCGTGGTTCTATTATTGTTTTTCCAAGTTTTGTTTGGCATAGGGTTGCACCAGTAACAAAAGGAACTAGATACTCCTTAGTAATTTGGAATCTAGGTCAACCTTGGAGATAAATTATGGCAATAATAACAAATAATAACAATCAACTAACAACAGATAATTACTTTTGTTGTCCTGTATATACAATTGAAAAACCTGAATGGGTTACAACGATTGATAAAGCATGTGACAAACACATAAAAGACGCATATAAAAGAGAAAAACCTAAACAATTACAGAGAAAAAAAGATTTAGGTACAAAACATTATAATGCTGTAAAAGATCATGGTATGTCTTACCATTCAGGACCTATTGAAAAAGATCCTGCATTAAGTGAGTTTGTAGAGTATTGTGGTAATACAGCATGGAATATATTAGATGGTCAAGGATTTGATATGTCTAACTACACAATGTTTTTCACAGAATGTTGGGTACAAGAATTTAGTAAAAATGGTGGCGGTCATCATAATACACATATTCATGCAGATAATCATATATCTGGTTTTTATTATCTTAAATGTTCACCTAATACATCATTACCTGTTTTTCATGACCCTAGACCTGGTGCATTGATGACAGGATTAAAACAAAAAGATAAAACAAAATTAACATATGCAAATGATCAAATACATTATACTCCTCAACCAGGCTCTTTAATATTTTTTAATTCTTATATGCCACATCAATACACAATGCATGATGGTTATGAAGATTTTAGATTTATACATTTCAATATTCAAGCAATTCGTAATGAGATTGTTAACGGAGTAAAACAACAATGAAAACAGAATTTGATAAAAACAATTACATTGTAATTAAAAAAGCAGTAGAACCTAAAATAGCAGAATTTGTTTATAATTATTTTTTGATGAAAAGACAAGTGGCTAGAACAATGTTTGACGAAAGATATATTTCACCTTTTACTACTGAATGGGGTGTATGGAATGATGAACAAGTTCCAAACACATATTCACATTATAGTGATATTGCAATGGATACTTTATTATTAAAAACACAACCTATCATGGAAAAACACACAGGTATGAAATTAATACCAACATATTCTTATGCTCGTATCTATAAAAAAGGCGATGTATTACATAGACATAAAGATAGATATTCATGTGAGATTTCAACAACTGTAAATCTAGGTGGTGACCCATGGCCAATCTATATTGAAAATGATCCGTCAAAAGGTGGTTTAAAAGATGGTAAATATAAATCAGAAATGACTGAGGGTAAAAAAGTCAACTTAAAACCAGGCGATATGTTAGTATATAAAGGTAATCTGTGTGAACATTGGCGTGAAGCATTTGAGGGTGAAGATTGTGGTCAAGTTTTTTTACATTATAATAACGCAAAAACAAAGGGTGCAGAAGAAAATATGTATGACGCAAGGGCACATGTAGGTTTACCTTCTTGGTTTAAAGGTAGAGTGGCTAGATAACTGTAAAAAATACATAAATAGTATGAACAGGAGATTACAGTATGCCAACAACCACAGTCACGACTGCCCCAAATGTGGCCGCCATTGCAAATTTAGTAATGGATCAAGGATCTACATTTAGCACAGTTATAACAGTATATCAAAACGATAGTATTCTTGATTTATCAGGCTATTCAGCAGCGGCACAAATTCGTAAATCATACTCATCTTCATCATCAACATCTTTTACTACTGCAATAGATTCAGATACAACAACTGGTAAAATTACTTTAAGTTTAACATCTACTCAAACTGCTGCTTTAGAAGAGGGTAGATATGTTTATGATGTTGAGATTACTGCTTCTGATAGTACAATAACAAGACCAATACAAGGAATAGTGACAGTTAGACCAAATGTCACTAGATAGTTATGAGTAAAGATAATGTTGATGTTTCATCTGATTTAGGTTCACTTCTTGGTGAGTTAGCCAAAGCAAAAGCAGAAGAACAAAAAAAGAAACAAGAAAAAGTAGAAGAGCTAAATAAAGATAGTTCATTTGCCAATATGATGGCAGAACTATCACAAGTGGCAAAAGTAACGAAAGTAAAAGAACCTGAAAAGAAAAAACTACTTGTAGAACCAGAAAAGAAAAAAGAAAAAGAAGTTACAACTAAAGAAGAAAAACAAGGTCTACTACAACAATTATCTCAATTAGCAGTCGAAACAAGAACACCAATCGTTAAATTAGAAAAAGAAGAAAGTTATGAGATTGGTAAAGATTATGCAGATCATACAAAAGAGGTAACACCTGGTCAAACACCAGAAAAGAAAAAGAAAAAATCTAAAAAGAAAAAAGTAGATGAAGCCTCGATCATAGAATTAACATCAAAAGAATTAAGTAAAAATAAATCATTAAAAGAACAACCTGAATTAGGTTCTTTAGATGAATTAAAAAAAGAGTTTCAAAAATTTAAAGATGTTGTCACACATCAAATGTCAACCATTGGTGGCGGTGGTGAAGTTAATTTAAGAAAATTAGATGATGTTGACGACAGTTCTAAAGCAAATGGTTTTGCGTTAAAATATAATTCATCAACTGATAAGTTTGATTTTGGCGAAGTCGCAAGTGATTTATCAGCAGTAGATCAAGATATTATACCTGATGGTAATGGCACTAGAAGTCTAGGTAGTTCTTCTAAAAGATTTAAAGATATATTCTTAGCAGGCGAAACAATTAATCTAGGTGGTGCAACAATTAGTTCAGACGGAACAGGATCAATAGCAATTGCAGCGACAGGTGCGACATTACCTGCTGGTTCAAAGGCAGGTGCAAATCAACTTGCTGTTGTATCAACAGGTTCAACAGGTACTGCAGGTCAGGTTGCAAGGGTTGTACCTTTCTTTTCAGCGTTAGGTGGATTAAGCACAGCAAACA